AGCAAACAAAATACAACTGAGTTAATAGAATCGTGGACATATTCTACAGGGTATGAGTATTCAATAGGAGGCACAAATTTAAATATTCAAGGAGATTTATTACCCACCACTGTTACCACAGGGAGCCACGTTGTAGATGGAGTTACTACTACTCATCATGGGATTGACCTTAATTCTAAACCTACGGTTACTATGCACACTCAAGGAGCAGCGACAAATTTAGTTGAGTCATATCACGGGCCAGGCTTAAAATCTTTTACTCGAATTAGCAGAGATATTCTTACCGAATCTGTAACAGAAACAATGTCAACATTTACCCAATGAAGAGATATTTATGTGCAGCACTATTATTAATAAATAGTCCTGTAATTGCAGATACTACAATGACAAATAATCCGATTAGTAATTCATCTGGCAGTGTTACAAACTTAGGGGTCATGAATATGCCGAGCAAACAATTTACGAATACATTATCATTAAATCAAGTTCAATGCCAAGGTGACACCTTAGTTATTCAGCCTTTTTTAACTGGTAATTACTCTGGAGGGATGCCAAAAGTTGATAGTTTTCTTGATCCTATATATTCAACTAAAGACGTAAAAGGTGCTTTCGATGAGAACGGAAATGAAATAGGCGATGGAGAAGTAGATGACCCAACATTGATTCGTGGCTATAAAACAGTGCAAAGATTTGAGAAGACAAATTTTGCAATCTCACCAGGAATTAGTCTGAGCTGGAATATTAATCTGGATCGAAAAAGTGTGCGTAACTGCCGTAAATCGCAAGTGCATTTAGTAAACCTTTTACAGGCAAAACACGAAGATGCCAGATTATCCTATGAATTAGGAAGGGCTAAACATTGTGCAGATCTCCTGCAAAACGGAGTTAGGTTTAAGAAAGGAACTAAGTACGAAGTCCTTTGTGCTGACATAGAACTTGTCTCAAAACCTAATACGTTAATAGATCACACTCACTCTATTTCCGAAGATCCCTCTGAGCCTTTCTCCTTTCAGAAAGGGACAATAACTTCTCCTTCTTCTTAAATAATTTTTTAGCCAAGACCTTAGACCGTTTCTTGATTTGCTTCTGGATCTGTTTTTGTACGATTTTTATGTAGGGCTGCAACGTACCAACAGCCAGAATGCTGGTAACAGCTATTGCACTTGTAGAAACCAGTAAAGGAACAGGGGGAGAATAATTTCCTGCTATCTCAAGTGGGTTTAAGCCTTCCCACACCGTTTCACATTTATTTGTAACTTGATCTCTTCTCCATCCTTTTATCCTTGCAAGGCCGCCTTTACCTAACGAACCAATAGGAGTTTTAGCAAGTGTATCTAAAGGTGGGCAGGGTAAAACTTCTGCAATAAACTGTCCATCAATATTTGAGGTGTCAAAGTTTTGTTGACCTACATTGGAATCACCCTTCTCGTCACTTTTTCCATCATCCTTTTTCACTTCCTCTCCTACCTCGTTTAACGCATTTAAAAGTTCAACAGGAGTATCGGTTTTAGGTGCTTCTATATCAGCGTAAAGATCAGGAGCAATAAATAGAACAGGTGCATGGTCGCAAAGGGTGTAATTATTTCTAGGATCTACATTAAACATTTCACTACCTGTACCTGTCTTCTTATCTCTGGCTACAACGCAAGGAAGTTCAATAATTGGAACAAATCCAAAAGGTAATTGACCAAAAGTAGTTGGAGGGATTATTTCCGCAGGAGGAATTATTGTTAGTTCTGGTAAATCTTTAACCTTTGGCTCGTTTACAAAAGGAGGATTTAATTCCATTTAAGTAAAAGAAAACCATCCAGTAATAATGTGTTTTTCTAAAGTATGGCTAACTCTTCCACGGTGAGTATGTGTCCAATCACAAGGCCAAATAATTGTATAGCCTTTTTGGGCTGGTATATAAAGATTTTGATGAAACCATTCAGTGCCACCATCAGGGACATCATTAAGATACGTCATCCATGCTAAATGCCTATAAACAGTATTAGGTGAAGCATTAGCTCTTTCTGTATGCCAAGCTTTATAACCGCCTGACACTGGGTAAGATTGCATCCTCATGCCTTGCATTAGTTCAAATCTTGATGTCTTGCAAAAAGGAAATTTATTGCAATAGCTATTTAGTACTGTTTGCAATGCTGCTAAAAAGTTTTGAATATGTGGCACATTTATTTGATGAGGGATATATAAATCAACAGAATCTTTTACGTTTTTATCAACATTAATATCACCCTTACTATTATAATTTTGACCTTCTGTAATAGGCAGAAACGAGGTCCAAGTCAATGTCTGTTGCTTTTTAAATTCTAATAAGTCATCACATATTTTAATGTCTATAAAATCACCCCAAATAAAATCAGTACTTTTTTCTTTTTCCACTTTATTTAAACCAGTTAGTATCTAAGGTTGAATCATGCCCAGTGCCAAACTTTCCAACAGGGAAAAAATTACAGGCTAAAGATCTTCTTGGAATTGATGATTTAAACGAAGGATGAAAATGTTTTAGATAACTAGGAAAAAATAACATTAATCCCTTTTTAATAGGAGCTGCATACGACACGCAAGTAAATGGATTGTCATTCTTAGTTTGAACAAACCAACCATTATTTAATTGTTCATTGATTGGATTAGTAAAATGCAATTGAGCATGATCTTCTGAGCAAGTATCAAAGTATAGAACAGATGAATACAAGCAATTTCTATGATTATGTATAGCCATCTCTTTACCGTCTTTATTTTCAGTAATCCATGATGTTGTTATCATCCATTCATGAGGAACTCCAAGAATACTATTGACCCAAGAAGCAAAAATATCTGTTATAGCTTGCTTTGTCTCTAGGTTTTTATCTAAAATTCTCCAATCAATATCTTCTTTAGCCTCCTTAAATTGTTTATCTTGATCTTGCATCATTCCTTTGTAATCTTTTAATTGATCACATATTTCATCAGGAATTTGCACAGCACCTATTGGAATACAAAAAGCACTTACAGTATTAATTTCTAACTCATTAGCAGTCATTCCACTGCCCTGCAAGATCACTAGCTGCCTTGCCGACTTCTTTTCTTGCAGTGCCAAAAAAGATTCCTGCCAAAACTGGGCCTACTATTGGAACGCTTGCTATGGCTGGTGTCACCTGAACGGAAGCAGCATCAGCAATCATCATTCCATTTGATTTACCCTGAGCCATTTTTTCAATACAGGCAATCTGATCTGCTGAAAGTTTTCCGTCCTGTCCTTTCGGATAGATTGCAAATTGAGCTACGTCCTGTTTATGTGTATATCTTTTTTTGACTCCACCATTAAACGTAGGTTTGGAATCATCAATAATTGTTGTAACTAGCTTTGGATCGTGTTGTTTACTATTAAACATCCACTCTTCAGCACCATCAGGCTTAGTCTCACTCCTGATTTGAATTGAGCTATAAGGAGTGCTAGAAAGCTTGGCAATATCAGGTATGCCTGAGTCCTTACGAGCTAATAAATTTAAGCTCATAAAATTCGTGGCAATAAGTCCACCACCTAACACCAAAGAAGTTAGGCCGTTAAATGATTTAAACTGTATCATTTGCCGAACGGAAGCACAGATCCAGTTGATGATGGAACGCTTGGCATCTTTGGCATTGCTCCTTTAACAAGAGAAGGCAATTGTTTTTGCACTTCACTCATTATGGATTCTGTAATCTTGCCACGCTGAAAGTAAGCAAACGTACCACCAGCTACCGCCAACACTAGAGCAGTAGCATTTATATAGGTAAGAACCTTAATCATCCAATTTCATCCATGTTAGCCTTTAGTAATTGAGCTGTTTTGGCTTCTAATCGTGCTTGTCCCTCTTTCCATTCAGCAGCTTTTGTCTCTTGCTCTACTTTTAATTGCTTGACTTCTGCTGCAAGGCTTAAACGATCAGACATGAAAATAATACATTTACCGAAATTATAAACCTATTTTGCACATCTACAACTTACGCTCAATTTTTGAAGGCCACCAAGGTAAAGCTAAGTTTGATTTTGTCCCGTCTTGTAGTTCTTTCAAAAGATCGTTTACTTCTGTTTCCATTTCATTAACTTTTGTTGTTCCTAAAACATCCTTAGCCCACCCACAACAGATTTCGTCTGTTAAAGAGTCGAAATCAATAAAATTTTCACTATCTGGACTGCTTAAAGTTACTCTTCCATATTGAAAAGTAACTTCTGTGCCGCTAACTCCATTCCCTCGTTCAATTTCTCCTACAAGCAGTACGTCCATCGTTTTACAAACGTTAGACAAACCTCCTTCAGTAGGAACCTTATCGATGCAAGTAACTAACCAAGTTAAAGCCATTGTTTTTGTTAAAAAAGTTTAAAAGCAGAGTGAATAATCATTGTTATTCATCTGCTGTTCTTTGGGAAGGAAAAGATCTTTCATCGCCAGGCCAAATAATACGAACAGCTCCAGGTGCAGCCGTACCATTACCTGCTGCTCCACCTCCATAGCTACCACCAACGCCTTGTGCTGCGCCAGCCGTACCACCAGAACCCCCGTATCCTGGACCACCTTGCCCTCCAGCATTAGGAAATCCACTACCACCAGTACCACTTGAACCTTCTCCAAGAACACCTACTCCACCTCCACTAGTTCCTCCACCCCATCCAGCACCACCGCCACCAGCACCTCCACCACTACCGTTACCAGCAGCACTAGCGTTCCAATAACCTGTCATAGATCCACCATAACCACCAGAGCCAGAATATCCACCAGCACCACCACCGCCGCCTCTCAACAAGCTGTGATTACCATCACCACCGTTTCCTCCAGCACCTCCACCATCACCTTCCGAAGAAGTAGGAGCAGCACCGCCAGTACCCACACCAGTATTAGAAGAACCACCACCCCCGTTAGCTTCCACATAGTTACCTGAACCTGATTCAAATTGAACAGACGAATCTCCACCAGTACCAGCTCCAGCCGCTCCAACCGAGACTGTATAAGAAGTTCCAGGAACAACAGTGCAATTATTTCTATAAGATAATCCAGCTCCACCGCCACCTTTTTGACCAGAACTACCACCACCACCACCTACTGCAACTACTGACACCGAACTAACACCAGCAGGACATGTCCACGTTCCATTAGCTGTAAAAAGTTCTTGTCCAGGTTGGATTGCCCCAGCTTGCCCAACAAATAACTGTTGAATAATTGCCATATTATGAAACTCCTGCTCCTGATACGTAAACAACAGTGCTACTTGCCACAATTAAGGTTGCAAGTCCTCTACTGGCAAGCGTTCTTGTTCCTGTAGCTTGATCAGAAGAGTTGTACATAGTGCCACCAGTATGAGCTATTGATACGTCTCCTGACGTATTATTAATAATACTAAAAACGTCCCCAACAGATAAATTTGCTGGAACGATGGTAATTGTGATACTTGCTGTGTTACAAAGAATATGTTTACCTACATCAGTAGCAGCAAGCGTATAATTGGCTGTTTTAGCTAACTGAGGAATATTGCCGGGAGAATGTGTAAGACCTACTAAATTAGATCCTTCTTTTACATACAATTTATCTTGATCTTCTGCATAAACAATTTCACCATCTCCAAGATCAGAAATGCTGCTATTTAAATTTGAATAAGAACCTCTAGCGATTCTTACGGGAGTTCTAGAACTGGGTGTTGGCATAATTAAGTACCGAAGTCGCCTCCGTCAAACACTTGTGTTGATGACACTGTACTCGAACCATTATCAAAATTGCCACCATCTATAAGAATTACACTACCTGCTGCATCTTGCCAGCTAGGAGCTGCACTTGCACCGCCTGAAGTTAATATCTGTCCACTTGTCCCGTAATTAGCTCCACCGACTCCTAATTGACCTGCAGCAGCTATTCTAAATTTTTCTGAAGCACTAACACCAAATTGTCCAATACTAAAAGCAATAATAGAGCTTGCATGTCCAGATGCTACTTGTAAATCAGTATTAGTACCTTCATGACCAGTGATAGATTGAGTTTCTGTCCTACCAGCTACTGTAAGAAGGTTTCCAGGAGAAGCATCTCCAATACCAACCCGATTATTCGTAGCGTCAACGTGAAGTGTATTTGTATCAACTGTTAGGTTTCCACTAATACCAAGTGAAGTAAGCGTTCCAACAGAAGTGATCGCAGATTGAGAAGCAGCCGTAACACTTGCAGCCGTTCCAGTTGTGTCTTGGTTAAGTGTTGGGACTCTTGCTGCTGCAATCGTTCCAGAAGATATATTTGATGCGTTTAATGCACTTGATGAATCAAGAACAGTTGAGAAGCTGGTTCCATTATTTGATGACCATCTAAGAGTTGCTCCTACAGACAGAATCGTTGAATGTTCTACGTTTTGAGTAAAAAATTCTCCAGCCGTAGCTTGCCAAATCAAATAAGCCTTTAAAGTTGTACCTTCGTAATAAGTAATTCGAGGCTCACTACTGCCTTTTAGTTCTATCTTTGTTCCACCAGCACCACTACCATCAATTGTTAATGGAACAGGAGTTGCACCAGTTCCGTGATTTATTGATAATCCTCCTGTAAGAGCTAAATCAGTTCCATCAAAAGTAAGGTTAGCTTCTCCTTCTAAAGTATTAGCTGTACCCGATCCAGTAATAACTCTATTATCTGCATTGTTATTGATCGTGATCCCAGCAGGAACAGCTTGCCAAGAACAACTACCATCGCCATCTTCTCTTAGATACTTACTACCACCACTTTCACCTGTAGATAAAATCGCAGTTCCTTCTGGAGTAGCAGAAATTGTTTGCCAAGTATTGTCTCCTCTTAAAAATTTAGAGCTAGTTGCCCCAGAACCTAATCTGGCAACATTAACAGTTCCAGAACTTAAATTCGATGCATTTAATGTTGTTAAAGAAGCACCCGAACCACTGAAGGTAGTTGCTGTTGCTGTTCCAGTTATCGTTACACCTGTTGCAGTAGTTTCAAGTTTCTTTTGAGGTACTCCAACAGCATTTCCATCGTAAAGCTCAATAGAACCGTCACGGTGCATCCAAAGACCTGGAGCACCTGACTCTACTTCAAGTCTTATATCTCCTACTGCGTTTTGAACATATAGATCAACGCTGTTATGGAAAAGAGTAGTTTGACCGAATTGAGCCTTGGCTTCATTTGCAAATATCAAGGAATTTGCTGACCGATCAAAAGTTATATCTCTACCTGCTGTCGCTCCATCAAAAATGACATCACCAGTAAACGATCCACCAGTAAGAGGCATTTTTGTTGCATCAGTGGCGTTATCTGTGCCCCAACTTAAATTTCCTGATCCATCTGTTTTTAAGAACTGATTTGCACTTCCATCACCATCAGGAAGAGTCCAAGTAATATCAGCCGTTACAGAATCAGGAGCTTTTAAACCTAGATAATTTGCACCGTTTGAATCTGCCTCACTTAACCTTAGCTCTTTTGCATTATCAAGTATTAAATTGCCAGTCATTGTGTCACCAGCTTTTTCAACCGCAGCATTAGCAGTTGTATTTGCTGTATTAGCTAAGTCATAAGCAGTTTTAACAGCGTTAGGAGTGGCAGCAGTAGTGGCAGAAGTTGAGCTTGTACTATCAGTTAACTGCAAGACACCAACTGCACTTGTTGTTCCAGTAGTAACTTTTGATCCTGTAATTGCAGCCGATCCAGATATGTCAGCGTTAACAATGACTCCAGCAGCAATAGCTGTGAGTCCTGCATTGTCTATGCTTATGTCTCCTGTTACTGCAACTGCTGTTGCCTCATTTGAGGCATTACCAACAAGGATTTGAGCAGAAGTTAAAGCAGCTAATTTTGTAAAAGCAATTGCAGCATCACTCTTTATATCGACATTCTGAATTGTGTCATTAGCAATCATTGTGCCATTAACAGTTCCAGTATCTCCAGTTGTAATTACTGTTCCAGTTACGTTCGGCAAAGTAATAGTTTTATCTGACGTTGTTGGATCAGCAACTGTTAATGTTGTTTCAAATGCGTCAACAGTAGATCCTTCAAATACAAGGCTTCCAGTATTACCAATAAGGACTTCACCCGTAACAGTACCACCAGCTTTTGCTAGTTTTTCTGTCTCTAATTCTTGAAGTGCATCTTGCAAATTAGTCGCACTAATTTGTCCATAAGGTGTGAAAGTAATATTACTTGCAACTTGCCCAGCTACGGTCTGCGATAAATCGACCTCATTCCATGATGATCCAGCACTATTTGTTACTCCTAAAATGTAATCAGGTGGAGCAAAAGCAATAGCTGGAGCAGGAGAAGCTGGCGTTCCAGAAGTTGCTACTACAACATAAACACCGTCTGTAGTCGATGAAGGAGTAGGTAGATTAGATCCAACTGCCAAACCAGCCGCAATTCCTGCGGAGGTCGTCGCCACCATTTGACTTGTGTTTGCGTTATAGGTTCCACCAAAAACAAGACTTCCTTTTGTAAGTGTCGTTATTGCTTGCCAAGCGTTGCCATCCCAGATGAACGCATCCTCAGAGACAGTATCAAAAAGAATTTGTCCTGAGAACTTTGCTGTTGGGTAACCAGCCTGTGCAATTGATTGGAATACCGCTACTGAATCATTAGATAATTTATCCCCATTAATAGAATCATTTGCAATTCTGGCAGCATCAAAACTTCCAGTTGTTATTTTGCTTGCAGCAAGATCAGGAATCAAAGCAGCCGTTAATGCTGAACCTGCTGTTGCTACACCTTTATTATTTACAGTGATTGATTGATATG